ACTCGGAGTCAAGCAAACGCTTAGCAACGAACATCAGTGATGGAGGAATCACCAACTGGACAGGCTTGGCTGCGATCAACAGGCCACGCTCATCAACCCAAGCAGCGATTTGAATCGTTGCGTTTTCCAGTGCGGTCTCGTTCAAGTCCACGCCGGTAGCTGGGCTGTTAAAGTTCACGCCGCCGCCCACGAGTGGGTGACCAACGCGAGTAGAGCTTGAGTTAACGCCAAACAAAGAAACACCGTCACCGCCGGGGTAAGAGCCCGAGAAGCCGTTGTTCAATGTAGAGGCAGCTTTAACCTGCTTGGTGAAGGCCATACCGCGAGCCAAAGCCTTGGTGTAACGTGCAGACAAGCTGTCATACAAGTTATCTTCCACAGCTTCTTCCGTGATGGAGAAGCCAAGGGCGATGGTCTCGTGTGTGTAGCGAGCAGTGAACGCTTCCTGCGCGTTGTCATAAGCGATGGCAGAGCCCTCGTTCTTGACAGGTGCAGCACCAAAGCCGGACAGCTTGGTTTCTTCTTCGAAGCTACGCTCTGATTTCTCAGTTTCGTAGATCTCTTTGTGCTCTTCGCCGTAGCGAGCGTACTCTAAACCAAACAAAGCGTTCAGACCGGGGAGCAACTCTTTAAGTAGTTGTGCGCGTGAAATTGCCATGGTTTAGCTCCTTAGATGCCGGTGGCGTTAGAGAAGGCGTGTGCGCCGGGATTGAACTTAACCAGAACGTCTGGGAAAGCATCAGTCACAGGGGATGCAAAGCCGATGATTTTGAACGCGGCAGCGGCGGTCTGGGTGGTGGACTCCAAAGCGCTTGTAGAGTTACCAGTCTGGGTAGAACCAGTGCTAGTGCTCTGAACGGCTGCGAAGAAAGTGTTTGCACCGAGATCGGACTGGTCAGCAACGCCGTCCAGTTGTGCTTGGAATGTCACGCTGTCATCAGTAACCACGTATGCAGTCACCACGCCGGTTGTGCCGGAGGGGTAGTACTGGCCGTAGATTTGCTGACCTTGTGCGTTGATGTAAGAGCATCCGACAAACACACCAATAGCACCAAGACCAGAACCACCAAGGTTGTTGGTAGTCAAGTCAGCGCCAGTAGCAGTTGACAGAGCAATATAACCGTCAGCGCCAATGATAACGACTTGTCCGTAGAACAAGTTAGTACCTTCGCCAGCGGGGTCGATTAAGAACTGACTCGTAGCGCCAGCATAAGCCATGCCGTCGATACGGTTTACGGGTCTTAGACCGTAGGGGGAAGCAGTAGATGCCATTTAAGGACTCCTAAGTTTATTTAGAACCAGAACCAAAACCACCACCACGACTAGTCGTTGACTTGCGGTCAGCGAAAAGCGGCATGCGGGGGTCGTTGTTTCGCATGAAGCTGTTATCAACAGATTCCATCTGAGATTGCGCTTGTTTGGCGTAATACTCGTCACGGGCTTGTGCGCGTTCACGTGGCATCTTGCAGAGCATGAGGCCGCCGAGTTCGACGTTGCCGGTCTTCGCATTACCCTCAAGCATAAGCTCGGGATGGTCCACTGCTTTTACCGGCTCCCAACCTTCACGCATCTTGGTAGACACGTTCGTGTTTTGGGGCTGACCTAGAACGTGTGTCGCAATCCAGCGATAAACCATTCCGGGTTCAGGTGTCGGGTCGGGCAGTGCGCTCGCAGGTGTATACACGTAGCGAGTAGTTTTTTCGCGTGCCTCAAGTGCACGGGGGTTCCGGTTAGTTGTTTCAGCCATTCGATCTCTCCAGTTTTGCTACTTCAGCAGCATATTGCTGCGGGGTTAATCCGTACTTTTTCGCCAACGCGGCTTGCGTAGGTGTAAGTTGAATTTTTCTTGCTCCAGTCGAACGAGTCGCTGGCGCAACAACCGAGGTAGGTCGTCGGGAGCCATCGCCGGATTTCGGCCTGTCTTCAGTCCCACCAAAAACTTCAGGGAACGTGGACTTCATGCGAGCATCAATGCGCTCGAAATAATCATCAGAGCGGGGATCAACCCCGGAGTTGACTAGTTTTTGGTGCAGCCCTAGTGCAAAGCTGGTGACTTCCTCGTACCCCGGTGAACCGAACCACTGGTTTTTTGCCTGCCAGCGAGCAGTCTTTTCGTCCAGTTCTTGACGGGGTGCTTGGTTTTGTTGTGTTTGTACATCAGTTTCATCAACCTGTAAAGGGGTTGGCCTGAAATTTTTTGCTGCCTGTACTTTCATCTTGGCATCCATCAGCGCATCTTGTGCTGCGATGACGGCATCAGTGTCAAAAGCCTCTGTCGCTTCCTTGAGCTGACGCTTGGCTTTCTCGACCTCTGTCTCGGCCAGTGACAACTGGGACGCAGCGTACTGCTCGGTGCCAGTATTGACGTACTGCTTGAGGCGGTTGTTCTCTGAGACCATGTGCTGGGCAAGGCGCTCGAGCTCCTGCTTCTCACGTATCAGCGCTTCTTTGGCTCGGCGTTCATCGTGACGTGCATGGGTCAACTCCTTGATGCGCTTTTTAACGCCGTCAGAGTACGACTCAATTTCTTCGTCCGTAGGGTCAGCTACTTCACGATCCAGCGGCTTGCGGCCACGGTCTTTCTCAGGGGTGTCGTCAACGATTTCAACTTCGACATCGTTGTCGGTAGAGACTTCTAGCTCGACGTTCTTATCGTCGTCTAGTTCGTCCGGGAACTTGTATTCACTCATTTCTGCTCCTTATGCGCGGGTATACCCGCGTGGGTCTTGCACAACACATTCAATTTGGTCGTCGTTCAGTACTCTGAACTCCTTGCCAAACACCTTGAAACGCGTACCTGTGTAGGTGCGCACGAGAACAAAGTCCCCCTCTTTGCACCAAGCGCCTGAAGGGAACTTGGCAGGGTCTTTGTAAGCGTCTGGTCCGACCCGCATAACGAACAGTACCGTGGTGGCGTGTTCTTCCGCACGCATGGTCGCAGCATCTCGAATTAAATCGAGACTTGTGCCAGCGATTTTTTCATCGACCTCTGGCACGATGCACAGCAGCTTGTATCCCGTAGGGATGGGTAGCGCTGAGGCTTTGGTTTCGCTATCCGCTTCGGCCTCGGGGGCTTCAAGCGGTTGGATGTGTTTGGGCAGTGTGATGCCCGGAGGCAGAATGATTTCACTCATCTGATTGCTCTACTTTCTGTGCAAGGTCAATTAAATAACGCTCTGCAAGGGCTAGACCCTGAATAATCCCGCAGAGTTTTTGGTAATCGTCAAAAGAGCGACACGCCCCACCCGCCAAGTCATCGGCGTAGTTGTTCATGTCGGTGCGTAATTTTTCGCGCAATACGCTTGCGAAGTCGGAGATCATTGGTTACCGGGACCTTTCCTTTGGTTTTGGGTAGCAGCCTGTTGTCTGCTTCTTGCGATGTCAATGCCCATACGGGCACCGTCACGTTCTTGGTCAGCCTCAAGCTTGTCGGCCTTGTAGGCAGCGTCAACCTGTAGTTGCTTTTCCTTAAGCTCCAGCTCATCAGCTTTGGTAGCGGCATCAACCTGCAGTTGCTTTTCCTTGAGTGCCATCTCTTGTGCAGCGCGTTGCTGGTCAGCCTGAACCTTTTGCTGTTTGATCTGCAACTCGCCTTGTCTGATCTGCAACTCTTGCTGTTGCATTTGTACAACAGGATCTTGTTGTTGCTGCTGGGCTTGTTGCTGAGCGGCTTGCGCTTGGTTTTGCTGCAACACTTGCTGCGCGGCTTGAGCCATCATGCCGGACAGGGCGATCTCGATCTGCGGCGGCAACTGCTCGTCTTCGGGCGGTAAAGGCATACCCAACTGCTGCTCAATTTTTTGGCGGTAACCAAAGCCAACGTGCTCGGCAATGTGTGCCTGCATCGCCGCCATGATCTGGGGAGCGCGGGGGTTTTGGCCAATCAACTGCGCAATGAGTGGGTCCTGCATGGCAGACATGTGCACTTGGATATGTGCCTGATGGTCTTGGTACTGGAACGCCTTGACTGGTTTACCTTTCAGCACGTTCATGTTCTCAGACACAGGATTGGTTGGCTTCTGGTCTTCCTCCAGCGGCACTAGCTTGTCTGCGTTCTTGATGCCCAACACCTCAAGCATGCCTCGGTGCAGTTTGGGTAAGTCGTAGATGTCAGGCGCGGACTGCGCCAACTGGATCACCGCTTGGTACTGCACAACACGCTGGGAGAGTGTTGCCGCGTTGGGGTCGCTCACGGGCAAGATGTCTACGTGACGGTAGTCGCTCTTCTTAGCGCGTGGTCCTTGCTCGCCGTCCGGCTCGTATGTGTACTTGTCGTCTGTGTAGTCGCGGATGATGACAGCCAAAAGCTGGAGCTCTTGCTTCAAAGCAAAGTGCACACGGGCCTGAACAGCCGTCATAACTTTGAGCTGGCGCTCAAGCAGCGCAAGTGTGGAGCCCACAGGTGCGTTGGCACCCATGTCGCTAACCTTCATGTCTGCTGTTGCAGCAAACCGGCGGCCTTCTTCAACAACTGTGTTGAGCAACTGATACAGCGTCTGTGATGGGTCTTTGTACGGCAACGGCAAGATGTTGTCGCGGATCGTGCCCGAGCCAACGTCCACGTCACGGAACTCACCCGGAGCGATCGGCGTATCGTCGCCTTTGATCCGCAGACCACGGGACTTCAAACCACCGGGCAAGTTAGACAACGTACCTGCATCAATCAACTGACGCATGAGGGACGTTGCAGAATTGGCAAACCCACCGATCAAGTGGAATAGACCGAAGCCATATGCGCCAAAGCCGGGGATGTACTGGTAGTGCACGAAGTGCTGGCGCTTTAAGTGAAGGCTGTCGTCCTCGTTCCAGTTGCGGCGAATGGCCAGCACTGTGTTTGATCCTCTGATGTACGTAACTACGTACGGCAGCGCAATTCCGACAGGCTCGCCGTCTTCATCTTTCTCGCACAGAGGATCTTCCTTGAGCACCAAGTCCACGTGGCTCTCGCACAACGTGAAGCGCTCATCGTTCAGATCCGCAAAACCTGTCTCTTTATCCTTGGCCGCATTGATGTCGTCAATCGCTTTGTCAGGAGAGCCAATGTCCACGTCGCAATAAAACGCCGCTTGCTGAAGCTTGATGATCTCGTTCTCGGTCTTGCGCATAATGTGCGTGACGCGGTAGCAAGTCTGAATATCCGATGTGCCGTAAGGCAGCAGGATGTCTTCGGCAGGGATAAATACCGATGTCTGACGCCCAAAGTTGGGATCAAAGTAGACCTTCTTAAATGCTGAACCTGTAGCGGGCAAGCTCCACAACATGCGCTCGTGCTCTGGACGGAACTCCTGCATGACTTCCGTGAGCTGGAAATTCATATCGTCTTGCACACGCATGGCAGCGTCTTTTTTCTCAGGCGTTTCTTTACCAATTATCTTGGTACGCACAGGCCCCATGGCTGGGAAAGTCTCAGTGATTGTCTCTGACTGGAACCTAACAACCGCTTCGGTAATCATCGGGTGGAACACGCCAGACGCTCCGTCCCATGGTTCTGTGCGCTCTTCAATCTGCAGGCCCAAGAGTTTCAAGCCCGTGACGTAGGCTTTCTCCCACTCTTTGCGTGAGTTGCGGTCGTTCTCAATGTCTGCAACCAGATCATTAATCATCAAATCCAAAACACTTTCGTCTATGAACTCAGCCAAGTTGGCATCAAAGTCGTCGATGCTAGGCTCGCCCTTCTCAATACTTATCTCCAAATCGCCCATGTCGATGTTGACCGCCTCCGGGTCAATGATCTCAATCTCAATAGGCTCTTCCATCGCGCCTGCGGCTTCGATACCTGTGGGTTGCTGAAAGAGTGCTTTGTCAATGTTCGTTGCCATTTGTGTTCCTAGTAGTAAGCCGCCCTGCGGCGCATGAATGTGCGGTCTTCCTGCTCGTCTGAGTCAAGGGGTATAAACCCGCCTCGGCGAAAGCGTAACAGTGCTTGCGATGTGGTGTCAACGTAGTCGTCGTTCTCTCCGTTGGGAAAAGACGCAACCTCCTCGATCACCTCACGAGCCCAGCGCGTGTCCGGTGCCCAGACCACGCCAGAGGCAAAAAGGTCCGACACGGCGTTGAGCCGTACTATTTTATCGTTACCTCTGCTGGGGCTAAATTCTTCAACCGGTATGCCCACGGCTCGCAGCTCTTGGATCAGCGGCGCACCAGCGGCCTTCTTCTCCACAATGAACGCATCCGGCGTCCACTCTTTGTAGTGCTTAAGCGCAATGGCCTTTAACTCTGGGAACGCCATCCGGTCCTTGAACGCATCGAGCAAGATCACCTGCGCCTGATCGCGCTCTTCCTCGTTGTAGAACACGCCCCATGTTGTGCACGCAGAATAGTCGGCTGTGTTGGTTGTCTCAAACGCCGTGTCCCAGCTCTGAATGACGTAGTCACACCGCGGCGGCTCATCGCCTGTCCACACACGCCAAGACTTGCGCGAGATGATAGCTGCGCTGTTACTGGTGGGCTGCTGCATGTACTGCGCGTTCCAATACTGCGGGTCAATACTGGCTTTAGTCGCCTTGAGGGTGGCCAGCGGCCACTGCTCTGGCCAAAGAGACTTCTCGTTCTCCTCGTCCTCGTTCAAAATAGCTGGCAGCTCCACAATCTCCCACGGCTCAGCCTCAGGATTCTTGGCTTGGTAGTCAATCAAACGCCCAGTTAAGTCCAACTTGCCCCAGCGTGTCATCACAATGATGATCGCACCACCCGGCATCAAGCGTTGTAGCGGTCCCGTCTGAAACCACGACCATGCGGTATCAAAAGCCAGCCTAGAGTTTGATTTAACATCTTGCTCGGAATGAGGATCATCAATAACGAACAAATCAGCACCACGACCAGCAAGAGCGCCGCCGACACCAGCAGCATAGTACTGACCGCCAGCGCTTGTAGACCACTTACCAGCAGCCTTTTGGTCGTCAGCAACCATTGTTTGAGGGAAAACTTCACGGTACTCCTCCGAGTCAATCAAATTACGCACCCGACGACCGAAGTCCTCCGACAGACCCGCAGTGTGCGTGCCCATGATGATCTTCTTATTAGGGTATTTACCTAGAAAGTACGCGGGGAACAAGTAGCTGGAGAATTCCGATTTACCCATACGCGGCGCGATGTTGATAATCACGCGCTTCTTTTTACCCTCAACCACATCTGTGAAGATTTTTGTCAGTTTTCTGTGGTGCGGACCAATCTTAAACCCCGGATACACGCTCTCTGCGAACCCCAGCATATTGGTTTTGGCTGCTTGCAGCTTGGCGCGGCGCTCACGAACATCTAAATCATCAAGCAGTTCAAGCTTGTCATGCAGCGCCATGTGCGGGAGCACCTTTTTGATTGCTTCGAGTTCCATCCTGCTGATGGATGTGAACTGTTCAATGTTCATCTGGCCCATCATTCTTCTGTGCTGGGCTATCGTCTGGGCGCTCGGAAACGTCCACCACGTCTATCACTCCCATGAACTTGGCCAACTTATCTTTGATGCGTTGCTCAACTTCCGCATCCGTCATTTCGACCTTTTTAATCTCAATTTGCTCAGTAAACAGCCCGACTTCCGTAACTTTTCCTAGCGCTATGAGCGCTTTCAGACGGACGTTGGCGTTGGGGGACTTTGTTTCTTCCAGTATCTTTGCAACCGTATAGCCACGCAATTGCTGCGCGAGCTCAATAAACTCCCAGTCGTATGCTGCAAGCATTCCCGTCAAGTGCCGCACAGCTGCTGGAGACTTTAGCTCTGCAAGACTGGCTTTTTGTTCAGTGGTGTCGGCGTTGGTGGTCAGGGTATTGAATGCTTTTCGCGCAGACTGCGTTTGGTGTTGGTCCGCTACAACAGAGTCGTCATCAACGCCTAACTCTGCCAACCATTGCTCCGTGGCAACTTGCGCAGACAGGACATCCTCGGGCGACGCGTCGTCCAGTTTTACAAAACTTTCCCGAGAAGTGACTTCGGGTTCAAAATGCACCAAGTGATCTAACATGCGTAGGAGTCCTTTTCGGTTGCTTCCTCGTTGGCGCGAGTGTACACTCTTTTCTGGCTGGTGTGCAAGCAGTTGCCCACTTTGCTTCTCCTCGATGGGTTAAACCATCTTTGCCCCACTAGTTCGCGCTGGTGGGGCTTTTTTTGCCACGATGTTTTTCCAAATTTTTATAAAATTTTTTGAGAGGCCTGTAATTTTTGCATGGGGGGTGGGTGCTGTATATTTGTACAGTGTGGGTACTTCGGATTTTTTTAAATTAGATTTGCGGCTGCGGAACAGTGTTCACACGTAGCGGCCCTAATGCTCTGTATAAGGCTTGGTGGGGGTATGGTGGGGTCTGCATAGACAGGAAAAGCCATGTCAAGGGTATTTGGCAACCCCTCATGGTATACTAGATGCATCGGTTGGGAAGCTTCTCAGCCGTTCGGTTTGCCTCGCCCGTCTGCGAGGTTTTTCTTTTGGAGATCTATCATGACTAAGTCATTCAATCGTAAAGCTGTGTACGCTGTGTTCAACGATGCGGACAACTCGTCCGCCAGTTTCGCTGTGCGGCTAATGGAGTTAGGCATCGCATCACGCACAGAGGCTAAGCCCTTCGCAATGAAGTGGGCATCGGAGAAGCATAGCAACGAGCCTATCAAGCAAGGTCAACGTGGCATGACGTTCGTGAGGCGTGACACTAACGCTGAGCGAGCAATGAATCGGGTGTTGGAAGTGTGCTACCCGAAAGCGGATGCGCCCAAGCCTAAAACTCCCAAAGCTACTGCCAACAAGACTGACGCAGTTGATCTGGTGCTCAAGAAGTACAAAGCACTCAGCGCAAGTGAGAAGCGCCGCTTCTTGAAGTCAATCTGACGGACAGCTTGTCCGTGAGTTTTTTCAAACAGTTCAACGGGCGAGGTCTGCCCGTTGTTTCAATCCATGTCCAACCAGAGTATTCATCATGAACAACAAGTTCCTCATCTTCTGCATGACCATCTGTTCCTGTCTAGGTCTTGGCTTCGGCTTCGACACAGACGGCTACTACTTACGCCAAGCACTACTCGTGCTTGCAGGCTACACCATCGCTGGTGTTCTATTCCTCATCTTCTCAGAAAGCGAGTAATCATCATGAGCAAGAACAGTAAGAACAAACACTACTCTCTGGCGCAACTCAAAGAGCTACGCAAAGACTTCGTAGAGATGCGCGACCAATGGGAGAAAGACCCTCACGCTGTCATGCAACGCAAGGCACAGCTACGGGCGCAACTCGCGCAGGAATCCATGCAGGAGTGGGAATCCATCAAGCGGGAATCCAAGCAACTGCGCCTCCTTTAACTCGCGGACAATCTGTCCGCAACTATCTCTCCACAACGTATTGTGGAGAAGTGAGGTAAAAGTGTTGTATTTTCGCACATACCCACCACTTGACACGACTGGACACACACAGAGGTATCGCGTAACCCGCATGAACACTAGCGATTGCGATGTCCACGTCCACAATACCTATATATATAAATACAATTTTCATTTAGATATATATATCTGTGTGTTGCTGGGTGTGTCCTGTTATCTTTGTTTTTATCTTAGTCTTAGTGTTCTTGAAAAATGGTGGGTATTGTGGTCAAATACGAGTCAACCCCAGTGTTTATGCGGCTTAAAGGTGGTCATCCACAAGTGGGCCAGTACACACAAGTGGTGGGCCAGTTACGAAACCAAGTGGGCCAGTTAGCCCCAACCTGTAAGGCATTAGTATGCAAATCAAAACTTGCGCTAAATGTGGGGAGTCGCGCCCCCTCAAAGAGTTCACGTACCTCGCAACGTATGCACAGTCAAAAGCATGGGGTAGAGCAGGCAATGTACGCATGACGCTCGAATCCAAGAACTGCAAAGCGTGTCGCCCCAAGCGCAAACCAGTAGCAAAACTCAGCGCCAAAGAGATACACAACAGGGTTCAGACAGGCGACATGAACAGCTACATGGCACAACAACTACGCATCAAACAGCAGCAGACCGAGCACAACAAGCAAGCCATGGCCGCCCGAAAGCGATGGCTCAAGGTGTGGAAAGCGGAGTTGAAAGAAGTGTTAGCGCCCATCACCAAGGAAATCATCAGCGCAAAGAGGGCGTGGGAATACGCCAGAGACAAGGGCTATGTCGACAAGGCAGAGTTCTACTTTAGATACCACGCAATTCTCAAACACGAGAAGGCTCACATTGAACTGAGCTACGCCACAAACCCGCGCCGACCACACAGCGCAAGGTGGGCTGACTACCTAGCCGACAACGTGTTCACCATAGTGCGCGAGATGTGGGCGGCACTACCACCTGTATACAAACACAGCAGGATACCCCTGCTCATAGCTTACCGCGATGCGTTCACGCAGGTGAACAAAGACGGCAAGTTCGTACCGCCAAGATCATTGGCATATTTAAAAGGAGAAAGCAAATGAGATACGAAACACTAATGGAAGCACAAATGGGCGAGTGGCCTGACAGTTTGGTGCTGACGGACAGACAGATGCTAGAGGCGCTGACTAACGAAGTGCCTGAATGGGTAGCCAAGCATAAGTTTCAGGACTGGCGTAGCTATGAAGCACGGCATGAGATGGGTTGGTATGCCGAGCCCCACTACCACGAATGGTTGCGAGCAAGGATGGAGGAAACACGCGCAAGGTGGGCACGTGCGGCCTTCAGGTGCAGATTAGGAGACTCGCAAGGTTTCTTCTACGCATGTAGCAAGCGTGACGATGGCACATACCGCAATGTCGGGTTTAGGTACGGGCTAGAGGATAGCGAGTACGCATCAGGGTTCGATGACATGAGTTACACACCACAAGGAGAGAAGTAATGCACGATAAATGGGAAACACTTGAACGCGTCTTGATGCTCTTGGGCATCATTGTCTTAGTCTTAGATCTTTTTTACTGGAGAGGGGGGTAGCAGAGAGAACGGTCATTCTCTCTTTTTCGTCAATTTTTTAACTCGCGGACAAACTGTCCGCAACTTTTTATTTGGAGTATTTATCATGGAACAAACTAATCAAACTTTTGAGCAACCTACTCAACCATCACAGCCAACATCTGCGCTGTTCGCCACGCTCACGGCGTTCGTTGAGGCATACATACGCGACATCGTGACAGCGCAGGTCAACGACATACTCCTGAACCACCGCACCCTGCGGCTCATCGACGAGGGCTTCGTCTCGCGAATCCAAGAGATCGCCAAAGATGTTGCAGAGGACGTAGTCAGTACGCACGTCGACGACGAGTACCACATCAGCGAGGATGCCATCAATGACATAGCCGTGAGCGCGTTGGAAGATCACGACTTCGATGACAAGATCAATGAGGTAGTCAACGATGCAATCAACGAGTTCGACTTCGAGGACATCGTGCGTACCGCGATCAAAGACAGCATCACGTTCTCTGTAACAGTAGACTAATGGAGGCAACATGGAAACAACAACGCAACCCCTTGCGTTCGATGATCTCAGCAACTATGCCAAGCAACAGGCTATTGGTGAGTACGGCCAACCGCCTGACGACTGGTACGAGGAGATCTACGAACGAGCTAAAGAGTATGCCTCCGAGAGGGGCTTCGTCATCAATGAGATTCAGTTCAGCGGGTTTCACTCACAAGGTGATGGCGCGTCATGGACAGGTCATGTCGATCTGGCAACCTTCATCGCGTATCACAACACATCTGACGCCAAAGACTACACGCAGTACTCAATCCTTGCAGAACTAATCAGAGATGGTTGGTGTGAAGGTAGCGTAGCAATCAGAAGAAGCGGTTTCTACTACAACCACAGCGGCACAATGCGTAGCGAGGGTATTGACGATCGTATCCACTACGCAGAGGACGACTCAGTAGTGGAAGGCGGCATCCTCGATGGCGCGAACGTGCGAGAGCTAGCCAAGTCCATCGACACCGATGCATTGTTCAATGAGCTTGACGAGTGGCTGACAGACAAAGCGCGAGCTTATGCCGATGACATATTCAAACAACTACGCGAGGACTACGACGCGTACACAGAAGAACAGTACTTCAAAGAACTGTGCGACATCAACGGATGGCGCTTCGATCAACGCGGTAATTTAATAGAGGAGTAAATCATGGGATACAGATCAGACGTAGCGTATGTCATCAAGTTCGATGACATCGAGACGCGGGACAACTTCGTCACGCTTATGCTTGCAAAGAACGACAAGTGGATAACACAAGCGCTCGATGAGTGCGAGTACCGCTATGAGGAAGACCCAGTCATCACGTTCGAGGCCGAGGACGTGAAGTGGTACGACAGTTTCGACGATGTGAAAGCGCACCGCGCATTGATGCGCGAGGCAGTAGAAATTTATGGAGAAGAGAAAGGAGGAAGGTTTAGGTTCGTAGGCGTCGGTGAGGATGGCGCTGAAGATTTCGATGAAGACGACAACGAGGGTGACTTGTATGACTACATCACTACAAGGCACGAGGTACAAACGTACTTCCCTTTAATCAAAGTAACAACACAGGAGTAAACATCATGGCATACGTATGTAGAAATTATGACGAGGCGCTTGGCACATTCGCCTTTCGCAAGGCAGTACGCAGTAGTGCGTGGCAACCCAACGAGCGACCGCTTGACCCCAAGCCACGCTCAGAACACAGACTCATCGAGGGCAGTAACGAGTATGGTAAGTACTTCGACGTCAAGCTGTATCAGACAGTCATGGCGCGGTTCTACGAGCCCAAGGTAGAAGACGGCAAGCGCGTTGAGCGTAGGCTGTACATGGGTCACGGCTCACAGACAAGCAGACAGTTCATGTCGCACACACTACGCGTTGAGTGTGGCGTCAATAGTATTTGGGAGGATGACGTGCATGCGGATGAGCGCATCATCATGCCGATCTATACCAAGCACTTCATGGTTGATGGTGATAACAACACGCCGTTCAGCTTGGACGCTGTGTTTGTCGATGGCAAGTTAGATATTGTGCAGTCTGAGCATACCAAGCACTACCGACTAGTCGCGGACACCGATGTCCGCAAGTTCAAGGCCAAGGTAGCCGCACACTTTGAGCCCTACATCATGCTTGCACAGATGCGTATGCCTGAGTTCAAAGCGATGTGCGACATCGACCATCGCCTTGGCCGCAAGTTCGGTGGTGAGGGATTCAATCGTGCGTACTACATGGCGATGCAAGAGTTGTGGGAAACACCCGAGCCACGGCAACAGGACATCGATGTGTTCTTTGCGATGTGTCAGAAAGCCTACGACATCATTGCATCCAAGCGCGGTATGGAACAGCCCGACTTCCGTGTCAGCGGTACGTGGTGGAGTAGATCGCAGAGCCCCAAGCAAGACAGCACAGTCGATGACTTGGCCAAGCCCATTGAGATGGTCGAGTTCAGGCGTGCCATCCTCGACAGGATACACAAATACGTTGGTAGCAACTCACTTAAGAAACCAGAGGAGGTGAAACAATTCCCTAAGAGTTCTGAATACCCACGTTCTAACATTCACACCTGAGTTACCTCAGGGTTTCCGATAGGTTGTCAAGTCTTTGACAACCTATGCTATAATTTCTTTAAACAAAACAGGAGAAGCACTATGAGCTATGAGAAGATGACTCTCAATCAG